GCTGTGCCATCAACAGTTGTGCTATTATAAATAGCTGCAAACGCTGATGTAAAAGTAGCTGAGTTGAAACTTACATCTGCAAAGTCAACTGAAGCAACTGCAGTACCTGAAGCAACTGCTTGTGATCCTAAAGCTGCTCCACCTTGAGGATAATTTGAACTATTTCCTGAACTAACTTCATCGTTACTTGCTCCTGCTAAATAAACAGTGCTTGATGTACTGTAGGGACTTGCTGTGTATAATGCTAGTTTAAAAGCATTTCCTCCGTTTGCAAAATCATGTTGCGCTGAGAGTAGTGCACCTCTAAAACTAAAAGGTATTACATTTGCCATATTATTTTATCTCCTTAATAAATTAAAATTCCGATGGAAAAGGTGATTTAAGAGGTGTCCGAATAACTCCATCTTGATATTCGTCCCTACGTCTACGACCTTGTTGTTCGATCGCATACGTTTGTAAAGCGTCAGCTGCAGATTGGGTATATAATTGTAACATTTCCGCAGGACCTTTTAAGTAACTATATGTGTTTACCAGAGTTGTATATAAAAGCAAGTCTTGATATTTATTAGATAAGTAAGTTCCCGCTGTAGCAGGAGAGCTATTATTAATAACTGTAGTATCTGTTATACTATCGGGTTGTTTAATATAGGCTAAAGTTACAGAAAATTGAGCATTTGGTGTAGGAGATACCACCCAGAAAGTTGAATCCCAATTACCATAATATTTAGGAATTCCAAAAGCTGTGTTAGGAGTATTATAATATTCTGTCATAAAAGAAGTATCTTTTCTTTCTAAAAACGTTTGTTCTCCCGCAGCATTAGTTAATTGTGCATATCTTATAATTCTTAAATCATCTGGAATAGTTACATATCTGTTTCCACTTGTTAGATTTGAAGTTGCATAAAATCTATTGTCATCATTATCTGCGGATCTGTAAATTTTATTTTCTGCATTTTTAATAATAGTGTTTAGAACAGAATCCGTTAAAACTTTTGGTGTTTTATTAGGGTCATTATCTACTTCTGTGTAGCTTCTAATATCTGTTTGTAAATTTGCTAAAGTGTATGCCATATTATATGTTTACATTTAAAGGACCAGAAAGGCAACCATTTCCTCCGCCGGTAAAGTTAGCAATGAAAAGATTGCCTTCATCACTCTCTTTTAAAAAATAACCATTTTGCTTAGTAACTGTTGAAGGCTGACCTGAAATAGGTGAAGTTGTGGTATCTAAAGAATGAACTTCTCTTGCTCCAAAAACATTTGCTCCAGCATTATGGGAACTTGCAATAGTATTAGAAGAAGTCTGTCCTCTAAATGGGGAATTAGTTCCTCTAACTAAACCCGATAAAGTTTTTGTTCCAGCATTATAAGCTCCATATTGAATTACTTCATTTTCATATAATCCAGTTGTAGAATTAATTTTCTCAATCATTACATATCCACCGTTAGTGTAAAATGTAGTTACATCATTTACTACCATTGAAGTACCTGTAGCCGTTATGTTTGTATTTAAAGTTGTAGACATTTCTATTTGTTTAATAGAAAGGCTAGATGCAGATCCTGTTAATGTCAAAGGTGTTTCTAAACCCATTAATCTTACAAAATCTCCAATTAATATTCCACTGTTAGGTTGAGATACTTTAACAGTTGCTCCAACAGTAGGCAGATTCGGTGTACTAAAAGGATTTATTGGTAAAAGATCTGCAGTAGGTATTGAAGGACTTCTTGGTCTTGCATGAGGTAAAGCTTGAGGGTCTGCTCCATGAGGTCTTGGACTTACTTGAGCTGATTTAGGTTCATACTCAGAAGTATGTACTCTAGCTCCCGTCCACTCTACTACCATTTCTCTGTAAGGAAAAGCTAATCCAGATCTATCTGAAATAAACTGTGAATATTTTCCTCTTGCAAATTGTGACATTAAGATCCTGGATAATAAGTTTTAGGTGTAATGTAACTACTAGAAGCTGAACCATCTTCTTGTAGCGCTCTTTGAAGTTCATCTTCATATAGTGCTTTTAATTGTTGTACACGTTCCAAGGCCCATTTTTGAGCAAGATAAAAAGCTAATCCAGAAACCATACAAGGTACAAATCTATAAGGTAGATCTCCAACATTTGTGTAATCTCCAACATTAGTAATTCTTTTTATAAAGTTTATAAAAAGAAAATTGCTTGCTGTTGTTGAACTTGGTGTAGGGTAAATTGTAACTGTAGTTTTATCAATTAATCTTTGAACCCAATATTGAGAAGGAGTTCCTTGAGAGTTTTTATTTGAAAAAGAAGTGTAAGTAGATCTATCTACTTTAGTTAAAGGTGAATCAGTTTGATTATTTGTATCAAAACTTGATCTATAACTAGCTTCTAGTACATCAGCTAATCCGTATGTAGCAGTACCTGTTGTACCTCCTGCAGTAACAGCACTTGTACCATCCGCAGTAGTTCTAAAAAAAATATATTCAGATTGACCTTGTACTAAATTAATATTTGTATTTCCAACAGTCCAATAGTGTAGACCTCTGTTACCCCATTCTTGAAATAAAATATTTAAAGTTCTTCTAGCTGATTTTAATTGATTTCCAGTTATACTTTGAACACCACATCTTTCGTAAGCTTCTTCAATTACTTCATCAATTGAAAAGGTAGATTCAAAATTGGCCGTTGTTGAAATTGCCATTTAAAACTCCTACGCTCCGGTAATTGTTACTGTAATGCTTCCGTCTGTTCCACCAGTTTGAGTAAGTGTAGCACAAATTCCGTCTTTAAAAAGAATTCCAGAACCTGGTATGTATACTGCTAAACCTTCTGTATCATATTTAAAAGTTGCTTTTAAATTACCACCTGCTGCTGCACCTGTTGTAGCTGTATCGTGTAAAAGTAAAACAGAACCTGCTTCTCCTCTACCTTGAATAGAAGTAATTCTAGCTCTGCCTGCTCTTAATAACGATATTGTACCTGTACCTTTTTGTAAGGTTGTTTGATCTGAATCCATATTTTCTCCTTAAATTTTATATGTGGGGCCGAAACCCCACACTAATTATTTATTACGCTGCGAATGCAAGTGCGCCAGTAACAGCTGCTGTTGCACCTGTAAATTCAGTTGCAATATTCCAAATACCTTCATCATAACATATGAAAGCAATCTTGCCGCCAGTAGTTAAAACGTTAGTAGCCGCATTAGCTGGAGTGAAAACTAATTTAGTTTCACTTGCTGCAGAAATATCAAAAGTTACTTCACTTGCCGCTCTTGATTCTATTACAGAACCTGTAGCCCAAACATCTGATCCAACTGCATCAAAAGTTAATGTAGCTGTTCCACCTGCTGTAGTTTTTGATTGAACGTAAACACAAACTGAACCTGCAGTTGCTGCTGGTAAAGCTATTGCAGCTGCTGCTGCACCTGTGTAGTTAGTAACATTCAGTGAATTATTAATCAAAGTAATGTTAGCACCTGTTGCTAAATCAGTTAAAATTAAACCAGTTAAGTCAGGCATTCCTGAACTATATCTAGTTGTAATTGTACCTGTTGTATTATTTTTAGTCGCGACTTGAAAACCATGTTCTGATCTTACTGGTCCCGAGAATGTAGTATTTGCCATGTTAATATTCCTCCTAGAATATAATAAATGTAGTCCCTAGGGGTTGTCGACTATACGCGTCTACATTTAATTTATTATTTTTGTATAGTAAGAATATTATATGTTATTTTTTAATAGAGTGCAAGAGATCCTAAGGTATTTATGCATTTCAGCAATGTAGCTTTTGTCTAAGTAGCTACAGAAACTTGTGGAGCAGCGCCTTCAACGCTATTTTGTCTGTGTGCAATAGCTGCTTCTTCCAGCTTGATGTCAGTAATGACTCTTTTAACTTTGTCATCAATTCTAACCATCTCAAGAGTATATCTATTATTATCTAGATGCTCCTGTTGCCACTTCAACTCCAAGGACCATTTTTGTTTGTACAGGTCTTGTATCATGGATAACCTCCTCAAAAGTTATTCTATTTAATCCCGGATAAAAACTATCTCCGAGATTTTCCCAAATTATACTTTTTTCTCCTAGCTTGTCAAGTATTATTTTTTCAATACTTTCAGGAGTATCTAACTCATGCTCTATTTCAAATTTTGCATGATGGTTGTAGGCCCAGATATTAATTTGAGTTTTTTTCATATTATTACTTTCTTATTAAAATGTGGCCGAACTATGTCCGGCCACAAAAGTTTTATTGATTACGCACCCTCACAACCAAAGATACCTCTAGGGTCTGATACACCAAACGCGTATCTTTCTCTAGCTTTGTATCTAACGTTGCCAGTGTCAAAATCACCTTCCATTGCAGTAGTTAGAGGCGCTCTATTGAAATATTTCATTCCATTAGGCACGTCAGTCATAATGTACCATGAATCAGAATCAGTTAGGTAATTATTCACTCTGTATCCTTGAGGAATCATACCCATTGATGCGATTGCATTGATGTCATTATCAGCTGTTCCAGTTCTACCTGCAGACTTCATCAGTCTTTCAGCGTTGAATTGGTTCTCTGAAGGAATGATCATTTTCACTCCTCTTGCTGCAACTTTAAGACCTCTTTCATCAGTCATTTGACCTATATCGATCAATGCTTGCTCTAATGAAGTTTCGTTAAGATCCGCCTGAGTAGTTAATGTGTTTTTAAACACACCAGCTATTGTAGGGTGTTGAGTGTTAAACAAAGAAACGCCATCACCTGATTTAAAAGTGTTAGTTGACGGTAATCCGTTGATTAAAGGCTCAACAGATTTAACTTGCTTAGCGTTACTCATAGATCTTGCTAAAGCTTTTGTATATCTAGACGCTAGTCTGTCATACAAATTATCCTCAATCGCTTCTTCAGTGATTGCGAAAGCTAAAGCTACAGTCTCCATAGTGTACCTTGCAGTGAAAGTCTCTTGTGCATCGTCGAACGATATACCTTGACCTTCAGCTTTTGTTTGTGCGTTAGCGAAACCAGATAACATTACTTCCTCTTCGAAAGCTCTGTCAGATGATTCCTCGTTATAAATTTCAGTATGCTGATTTTCATAACGTTTATATTCAAGTCCGAATAGTGCATTCAAACCTGGTTCTAGTTCTTTAACTAGCTGTGCTCTTGATATTGCCATGTTTTTATACTCCTATTACGCCCAAGTTACTGCACCAGTAAAGTATTGATTAAGATTGTGAGCAACTACAACGCTTCTAAAAGCTGCGCTGACATCGTTAGATGGGTCCTCTGCTGATCTTACTAATCTCCATTGGTTGTTAGTAATGTGGCTTGTACTTATTGTTAATGTTGAACTTGATTGTCCAGATATTTCACTTCCTGCTGCAGTTACAGTCAGACCTACAGTTTTACCGTAGATTGCTTGTGCTGCCGCCGCATCAGTTGCCCCAATGAAAAGTTGATTAGGGTTATCTAGAACAAACGCCGTTATGTCTTCACTATTTGCAGGTGTAATGGGCTGATTGTAAAAATTCGCCCAAGTAGGTTTTTGTGTTGTAGCGGCATTATAAAAAATACCATTTAACACACCTATGCAAGTGTTTGTGATAGCTGCTTGAGCAGTGACTATATATCCAGCAGAACTTTTTACAGCACTACCTTGAAATAAATCAACTGTCATACCAGCATCAATGTAGTATTTGCCTTGACCAGAGGTAGCCGGTGTAGAACCGATTGTACCTGCTGCAATCAAACCAAAACCTTTTGTGTTTGCATTTGCCATGTTGTTTTCTCTCCTTATGAACCTGCCCCTAAGGGCCTCCAGTTCGGTTTATTTTATATCGACAGTTTTTAAGAATTACTTCTTTGTACCACCGAAGGTTACACGAGTCTGTCTATCAACATTGATAGGCATCCTTTTATCTTGCTCCCTTAAAAGATCTTGATTCACAGCTTCACTTCGGTCCTCATGTTTTCTTGTCATGTATTCCTGACGCTGTTTCGCGATCTCAACGGGTACCTTTGCAAGTAGAAGGCCACCGACCCCAACCACTCCCTTGTATTTGCCTTCTTCGACAATTGGATAGTCATTTGCATTTTCGATTTCTTCGGCACGTACTAACTCATAACCTTCTCTAATACGAGACGTTATGTTTTTAGTGTCTTGAAATCCAACACTCTCTGATCTTATCCATCTATACCTGAATCCATCAGGCGCAGGGGGTGCATCTAGAGAAGATGGTGGAGCCCACACTTTTGGTCTTTCAGAATTTGACCGTGTTTGACTCGCACGAGAAGTTTTATTGTCTTGTTCTTTTTCATTTGTCATATGCTTAGTTCTCCTTCGTGATTTTTAATTGTTTTGCATAGTCTTCTAGTGGCACACCTAATTTTTTAGCTATTGCTACCTGTGAAGATGTGAGTCTCACAGTTTGGCGACCAGGTTTTACGCTTCTATTAGCCGAAGCGACCGTCTGAACGGGCGTGGTCGATTGCTTTGTACCAGTATTACCAAATTTATGGCTAAAGTCAACTCTAATTCTTTTATCGACCTCAGTATAATAACCTTCTGATTGTGGATCAAACCCTTCATTTACAAGATCCTTGTGTATTTCAAAGGCTGTAAATGTCATAGGTCTATCTGTTCCAAACCAAGAATTTCTAGAAGCCCAATCTTCGGCTCTAGGATCTGGTGTGGGTAATTCAGTAGGTGTTCTTTCTGGTAGTCTACCACCATCAGAAAGCTGTACAGGTTTTTCTTGTTGTACCATCTCTCTGTTTTTTTTAACGTCATTAAGTTTTGCATTTTCAAAAGATAGTTCAGCTATCTTTTTATTTGCTTCCACTTGAGATTTTGCGTCTCCAGCTTCTATCGCCATCGCTAATTCATTCTGCGCTGCGTCTAGACCTGTTGAGATACTTGACTCAAATTTCTTAACGTATTCGGAATCAGTTTTTTCAAACCTTGTTTCCAATTCTCTTCTTTTAATTTCTACAGCTTGTGCGTAGTCAACAGCAGCTTTTTCTCTTCTTTCTGCTTCTCTCATCTTACGCGTAAGTTTAGCAATTCTAGATTGCACACCTTGACTGTAGTCTTCTAATTTTTCATCTTGTTTTTTTGATTCTTGTTTAGTTTCGATTACTGTTTCTGGTTCTGTTGAAATAGTTTCTTCAACTGTTTCAACTGTTTCTTCTGGTAAAGAAACTTCGGTCTCTGGACCTGAAGTATCTATGTCTACCATTTGTTCATCTTTTGTTATTTTATTTGCTTCTGGCATAGGTCTCCTTTTCTATGGTTAGTATTGATGCAAGATATCCTCTGGATTCTCGATTTTTGCTAGTACTTCATCGTCGTTTAATAGACGAACTTCTCCACCTTGTATTTGGATTCTTGATCCCGCATAACGCGCGAACATCACCCAATCTTGGACCTTGCACCATGGACCTTCTGGATATCGTTCTTTATCCGAGTAACATTGTGGGCCCATAGCTAGTACTAACCCACACTGAGAAGCAACTTGTTGTCTCTCTAATGTATCGTCAGTTATTACTAGTCCGCCTTTAGTTTTATCTTTCATTTTAAAAGGTAAAACTAACATACGCCAACCTGTTGGTTGAGGTAATTTTGTTTTCTCTTCGGTTGCTAGATCTTTTTCTTTTTTTGATTTCTTAACACCAATTAAATCATTGTTTGGTGTTATTATTGTTTGTGCCGATGTCGACAACGGTTCCCGTGTTTTCATTTTGCTCCTTATCATTTAGCAGGTTAGAGAGTTCCTGTCTGGTTGCCTCTAGGGCTGTTATTTGTCCTATAATATAGTTGTATTTTTCCATATTGTCAACACCTCCTGATGTGACAGCTAAAGATAATTGATCACTTCTATCTTTTATGTATCTTACAAGTTTATTCATTACTGTTTCTAATTGCATATCTACTTTCTATTTTTTTGCTATTTTATCTTTATTAGGTCCTTTTTTTATCACATAAGATTGCGTTCCGCTAGCCCCTGTTTCAACTTCTTTTTTTAAATCTTTATGTAATCGTTGCCTTGTGAGAGTTCTTTTCATCTCATAGATGTAATCAAATAATTTTCTAGTAATTCGTTCCATTGTCTCTCATTAGCAATTCCATTTTCGAAGTGATTTAGATAATCTATCTTCTCCAGTATTGTTACTTGCTTTTTGTCTCTTACGCATCCCAGTCATACGCGCGCAGAACGAAGCTCTACGTTTCGCATCTTTAGAACCTTTTTTTAATTTTGAGGGTTTAGTTGTAACTGCTGTTTTAAGTTTTGATCCAGGGTTTGCTGCTCTGTAAGATGCAACACCTTTTTTATTAAGTCCACCTGATTTAGATTTGCCTTCTTTTCTAGTCCAAGCTGCACTAGCCATTATGCTTTTTTAGTTGGTTTCTTTGCTGTTTTAGCTGATGCTTTTAATGCTTTGTCTGAAACAGAACCTTTACCAGGTTTGCTAGTACCTTTTTTCTTGGCTCTGTTCATGTAATAGTAAAGACCTTTTTTAACAGTTCTACCATCTTTAGTAACATGTGTGTCTCCGCCCTTACTGTAATATTTTCTCATTATTTTTCTCCCATAACTGACATTAAACAAGCAGAACAAGATTTTATAAATCTTATGTGCGTGTCACAGTGATTAACTTTTATTGTTGGTTCTGGTACATCTTCATAAAATTCAAGATGTTCGTCTTTGCATTTGCATGCTTTGATATTAAATAAATTGCAAATAAATTTTTTAATAGATTTAAACATTAGTCTTTTAAGTCTTTACCTTTTGAAATACCAGATTTAGTTTTTTTCTCACCTTTTATTTTTTGAGTAAGTTGTCTTACTTTTGCACCTATTCTATCTGCATCGTCAAAACTTTTTTTCCATCTGTTAGCAGTTTGTCCTGGAATTTTAGCTAGGTCAATTTTATGCTTTGACATCTTGTCAAGTTTATTTGCTTTAACAGAAGTTATAGTTGGTGAAGTTTTAGATTTACTTTTTTTTAACATTCCAAAACCTTTTTTAGCTATTCCAAATATAGACATTATTTTTCTCCATCTTTTTTATATGCTTTATTAGATGTCATAATTCTTTTAACATTTTTAGTCTGTTGTTTTTTTCTTGCGGGAGCTGTTGCTTTTTTAAAAGCTTTAGCCATTCTTCTTAGACTAGACATTATTTTTTCTTCTTTCCCATGCCCATGTCTTTATTATAAAAACCGTGCATCATTGCTTCTCTGCTAGAAGACGAACCGCCTCCCATTAATTTTTTTCTTCCTTTAGGTTTAGGTCCACCTGTTTTTGTTTTCTTAAAAAACTCTTTAAGTCTTTCTGATCTTTTAACAGATAGGTTTTTTTTCTTAAATAACTCTTTAAGTCTTTGTATTTGTTCTGGAGTAAGTCCTTTCATCGGGGGTCTAGGTCTACCAGGAAGTTTAGGCATAGGTCTACTAGGACCAGGTCTTCCAGGTTTTCCAGGAAGTTTAGGCATAGGTCTTCTAGGTTCCATTTTATCTCTAGGGTCTCTAGGTTGTATAGGTAGAGGTCTAGGCGAACCCGGTCTTCTAGGCATACGTTTAGGTTTAGTAGAAAAGGAAGGTCCGCCTTCCGCTAATTTTTTTCTTGCTGGTGCAACTTGTTTATTAAAATTTCTATTTGACATAATTATTTTCCTTTTATCAGATCTTTTTCTAAACGTCTGTTTTTTGCTTTAATTAAAAGTTTTTCGTTATCTGACAATTTTTTTCCTCTTGATTTAAAAGCGTCAATAAATTTTTTTCCAATATCTTTTGTTTTTTCAGGTAATGGATTTTTTTTAATCTGTTTACCTAATTTTTTTAAAAGTTTTGCCATACCACCGACAGCTAAAGCTTGTCTTGAGTTTGTAGTTTGTTTATTAAAATTACTGTTTGACATAATTATTTTC